TATCGGACATCTTAGAGGAGAACGTACCAGAAACGTTTTTCCTATCGGACGAGAAAGTCGGCCAACTAGTAGCCAATCAGTCGTGAAAATCGGTAATGTCAACCCATCTGGGAATGGTATGAATGGAGAAGTCTATCAAGCTAACGGTCTAGCTCCTACACTTACAACAAATAAAGGAGAGGGGCAAAAGATAGCTATACCTGTCCTTACACCAGATAGAGCAGAAAAACGACAAAACGGCAGACGGTTCAAAACAGATGGCGAGCCTATGTTTACGCTAACTGCTCAAGATAGGCACGGTGTTGTCGTTGAAAATAAAGTCAAGCAAGTAGGTAATTTAATTGATACAGAAAGTTTTGGTGGAAATCCTCACAGAGGGAGAGTATACGACACAAGTGGTATTTCTCCTTGTCTTAATTGCATGGGCGGTGGCGGTCTTGAACCTAAAATTAGAGTAAAAGAAGCAACCTCGCAAGGATATGCTGAAGCTGAAATTGGCGATAGCGTGAACCTATCACACCCAAACTCTAAAACTCGTAGAGGTAGAGTTGGTAAGCAAATTGCCAATACTTTATTAACT